AACTTCCTCTATATAATGATCCATTATTCGAGTCCGTATTGTTAAAGAAATTAAACCAAGAATTATTTTCTATTTGTTCTTCATCGGATGAACTCGAAGAAACAAAAAATTTTATCATCAAAGTTAAAAACAAAACTGCAATAATAGAACCAACAAGCAATATGATCATATTTTTTTCCATTGTAAGGAATAAAAGTAATCTTTTTATATTTAACAAATAATAAAAAAAAATTAAAAAAAAGATATATAAGAAGAATATAACAGTTTTAGTTCAACCATGGCAAATGAACCTTTTGTTATATTAATAGATTTAGATAATACGTTACAAGGAAACATATTACCTCAATTGTCTGAGTATAATTTACATCAATATTTAATACAAAACACGAAAGAATACCATCGTATGAATAAAAATGTTAACAAAGACATTGCTGATGACTTTAAACATGGACTACTTCGACCTAAGTTTAGAAGATTTGTCAAAACAATAACATCAGAAGTTCCCAATGTAGAGTTTTTCATTTATACTGCATCTGATGATTCATGGGCTAAATATATAATCAAAATATTAGAGTGTTCAATAGATTTTAAATTTAATACACCAATATTTACAAGAAAACATTGTTTACTTGATAATAATGAAGGTAAATATATGAAAAGAATTGAACTGGTAACTCCATTGATTGCTCATAAATTAAAATCAAAATATCCTTCAACAATTATTACTCCTAAAAGGTATAAATTTAAAAATATTATTCTTATTGATAACAATGTTGTTTTATACAAAGATGAAATAAATCATTTAATTAAATGTAACGATTATGAAGGAATATATATAATTGATACATTAAGGAATGTTCCCCAATATATAATTAAAAAATATTATCAATTAATATCACATCATTTGTATGATAACACACCTTCTTCTTTGATTGAATTTTATAGTTTTCATTATAATTATTTGAATAATTCAATTAATTCACAAAAGTTACGAATGAAATCGAATAAAAATACAATTATTTGTTGGAAAGAAATAATACGATCAATAAATAAAAAACTAAAATGACAAAACAAACTTAAAAAAAACAAACTTATAGAGACTGGTGTATATAATATAATACAGGAAGCACTGAATTAGATATGACAACCCGTGTTTTATCATTTGATATTGGTGTTAAAAATTTAGCATACTGTTTGTTCGACTTTTCATATGATCCATTGTCCACTGGTTCAGTGTTATCCACTGGTTCAGTGTTATCCACTGGTTCAGTGTTATCCACTGGTTCAGTGTTATCTTCGTATGATTACAAACATACTCTTAAAATTATTGAGTGGGATGTTATAACCCTTGAAACGGGTTCGAAAAAACCAACTATAAATGAACAAAGTGACGCATTATTTGATGCTCTATCTTCTAGATTTAATAAATCTTTTGAAAATGTTAATTATATTATAATTGAAAATCAACCTGTTCTAAAAAATCCTATAATGAAAAGCATTCAAATGATGGTATATTCATACTTTAAAATTTTACATTTGACAAATAAAGTTTCATCTACGATTAAACAAGTAAATTTAATTAATGCTGCTAATAAATTACGTTTCGCTATTTCAAAATTAGAACAGAATGTACCAAAATTTGAACCTATTACAATGTTAGTAACAACGAATAAATACAGACAAACCAAAGACGCAAGTGTAAAATATGTACGTGAACTTTTAAGATGTTGTGATAAAAAAGAACATATGACATTCTTTGATACGTTCAAGAAAAAAGATGATCTTGCTGATACATTACTCCAAGGTTTGTATTATATTCATACTTTTAAACAATTTATTTAAAAATACAATCTTGCATATTTTCTAATAAACGCACATAATGCATAACAAAATGACAATACAAACCCCGACCATAAACTTATTTCTTTATTAAGAATGAAATTTGGTAGAGAATAACGAACAGATGCGAAAGTGAGAAACGCTATTAAGGTTTCCAATACATATTCGTTAATCATTTTTTTTTTTAATATATTTTGAATGTACATTTTTTTTTTTAAATATTTCCGGTACTGCCAAATCCGTTTGATCCCCGTTCGGATGGATTTAGAACTTTAACTTCAAATACTTGAGGGGTGTCGATATTATGGATGATAAGTTGTGCGATCCTTTCGTTTTCTTTCAACACGATCTCTTTATTTGACAAATTGAATAGTAGAACCTTTACTTCGCCTGTATAATCGCGATCTATTACCCCAGCTCCAACATGAATTCCCTTACATGCCAACCCACTTCGTGGTGCTAGTTGTCCATATGTACCGTTTGGAACAGTAAATCCAATACCAGTTGAAACAAGTGCTAGTGAATATGGTCTCAAAATATTTTCTTCTGTTGAACAAATATCATACCCAGCCGCATCATTCGATTTACGATCAGGAAGAATAGCATTTTCAGTAAATTTTTTGACTAGAAGGTTACTAGTATAAATTGTATCTAGCACCTTTTGTTCAGAACTCTTAAGCATATAATCATATTCCTCCTCACTCATTATTTTCAGAGCACGTGTTTTCAATTTTATGAATTCTTCATTAATAGACATAATTTTAGTTTAAACGAATAAGAAGTTGGTTTATATATAGTATTAACTAAAATTATAAGTATTTTTTTTTGAGTTTTTGTTAATATTAAACGCGTTTCTATATTTACTTAAAAGTTCTCACTTACGCTTAACTAAATACTTATTCTTTATTATTATGTTTAACTTAGTCAGAGATCAAGGACACGATAATGTCAACGTTGGAAATATACAAAATCGTGAAATGCCTACACCTCAACATGTAAATGTTATTCCAGGAGGTGAAAGGGTTATTAATACTAACTCAAATTTTTATGTGCAACCTAAATTGGACGTTTCTGGACTTGGATTAGATCTCCTTATGAATAATAATGCTCGTAGAATGTCAAATTCATCAGGTGATAACGAACCACAAAGACCACAAAAACCTAATGCTACAATGTTTCACAGAGAAGATATGATGTCTAACGGATCGAATAATTCGGAAGAGGAAGACGATGAAGACGATGAAGAAGAGGATGAAGACGAGGACGAGGACGACGATTACGCATCAAAGACAAGTTCCAACAAAAATAAGAATCACGGAAATAATTCAAGATCGTACCAACAATATGTACAACCACCTCGTCAAATGTCGCACGAGGATATTGAAAATGAAAAGAAAAACATCTTGTACCAATTTGAACGTATGGAAAAAAAAGGAATTAAATTGCCTAAAAAATTCTCACTCTCGAGTACGTTGGAAGAAATGAAAATCGAGATGGAGCGTATCAAAAAAGATAAAGAGGTTGATGCGAGTGTTCAATTTCAGAGAAAGATGCTTATGGCTTGTATTACGGGTGTAGAATTTTTAAATACCCGTTTTGACCCTTTTGATTTTAAATTGGATGGGTGGTCTGAAAATGTGCATGACAATCTAACGGATTACGATGAAGTTTTCGAAGATTTACATGATAAATATTCATCAAAATCCAAAATGGCTCCAGAGTTAAAATTATTGTTTACTCTAGGTGGCAGTGCATTTATGTTCCATTTGACAAAAACGATGTTTAAATCATCTTTGCCCAATATGGACGATGTCATGAAACAAAATCCCCATTTGATGAAACAATTCGCTAGCGCTACAGCGAATACAATGGCTAACAACGATAAAACGGGTATGGCTGGTATGTTTGGTAACATGTTCGGTGGAGCTGGTGCTGGTGCACCACCGCAAACCAATCAACAACAATTTAGTCAACCAAAAAATCAGTCCACAAAAATCATGAGAGGACCGAGTGACATAGATAATATCATTAATGATCTAGAAAAGGAAGCAATGGTTGGTGGTGAACTTAGCGAACGTATTGAAACAATGAGTACAGCTACCCAATCTGAAATCTCTGAATTTAATGACAGTATTATAAGTAGTAGTAATCGTAAGACTAAACAAAGAACTAATAAAAATAGAAGAACTTTGAATATTTGAAGAGACACGTTTTTTTTTTAAAAAAAAAAATTTTTTTTTTTTTTTTCTTTTTTTGTTATTTTT